TTAGTCTCAACTATGGGAGTCCATAGTACTAATTTGTTATAATAGTAATAACAAGTAATTTCCTCGACTACGAGGTTCTCTAAACTTAGAGTAAGGAAGCTCATTGGCTCCCCCATGAACGAACCACGTTCATTAAGTAGGCCAAGTGCCCACAATAGACCAATTTTGGTCTTTTTAGGGAAAAACATTCTCCTTTGACAGGTAATAAGCCTGTAAAATACCCAAAAAGGATGTCTTTTGGGAAGTCCAGTTAAAAAACCGGACCACATTGCCTCAATGAGGTCAAGTGGAATTAAGTCAGTAGCTGACTTATAATCTGTACTTTGACAGATTGGATCTTCATACTGAAGACCCCTTGCCTTAATATATTTAAGGAAACTCCACATTTTATTTGTGGAGCGTAGGCCAATTCTGGCCCTCCCATCACGAGCTATGATGGGTTCAGCCATGAATCTCATGGCCCTGGTTACAATTGTAAACCAGGCTTGGTTTTTACCAAGTGGCCGAGTTTTTGCACCCGGTTCTGCCAAACATGTAAGTTTGGTTTTTGGAACCAGCGTAGGCTGGTATAATAGATGATATCTCATCTGCGATGCTTTGAACATCGGAATAGAAACTTCGTTTGTTTCTAAAAACAAGAAAGGATGTTCTTGTGAATCGTCAATATCACTGACGAAATAGCCTTGTTTAAGACTCTCAATTGATGCTAGCATCAACATAATCTTCCCAAGTTCTGGGGGAAGGGTCTTTTGACCAACTAGACTTTTTGTAAAGTCTCTCTTGGCAGTTGATCCAAGACCTCCATAGAGTATGGAGAGAAGAGTAGTATCTTCTTGAAGAAAAAGGTAATAACCCTTTGTTCTTGGGAAAAGATTTTCCCCATAACAGTCAACAAGACTGAAATTATGGTTATCCATAATTAAGTCCCAAAAATCTACTGGGAAATTACCGGGCAAAAGTATGCTCGGACGAACCCTAAATTGATTAATAGGGATATCCAATTTTTGGATCCAGCTGGAAACTTCTCCAGCAATCCCAAATTCTTTTTGGGACCTCTCGAAACATCCAGAGGTACTCACGGAAACGTGAGTAGATAAGGGCATTTCCCTTATCCCGAGCTTGGAACCAAGCTGGCGTGAAAAATGTTTCACAGTCCGGAGAACATTTTCCGGAGTTTTAAATTCTTTAGAAAGAATTGAAACTTGCTCTTCAAGAGCAAGCCTACACATTTTCTTTGTAGGACATGGTAGAGCTCTACCAAAAGTACGAATCTGAGCTAGATTCGAAATTTCAGCGTCATTTAGACCCTTCCCAATCATGTCGAATGGGTATCTCCACTTCAATAAGTGGCCATCGAACCAAGTTTGTTCGAATTTTTTGGAACTAGAATTCCAACCTCTCCAGAAAGGGATGTCTGGAGGAAGTTTATTAACTTCTTTGCAATCACTTGTTGCAAACCATTGCAGGTAACCTGCAAAATTCTTAAGAGATTTAAGACCCCGCTCAAAATTAAGCGGTAGAAAAATTATTTTTCTCTTTTTATCAATTTTTTGATAATAAGTTTGCAGTTTTCCTGCAAAAAAGAATTTGACAAACCAAATTTTATAGGACCTAATGGCCCTAAAAAGCTTCCTGTCGAATTTAACAGGATTAAAGTCCTGATTAAGAAGGACTGTATGCATGTTGGCAATCCAACAATCTTCAACAAAATCGTATTGTTGAGAAGAAGAATGATACATTCTTAAAAAAAGCTGGTCTACCCAACTTACGCCCTATCATTTTATAGAGCCTATTAGTTTCACCTCGAAACTCGGAACAACCAGTTCCATTACTATTAATATCAATAGTGGAAAGCTTTAAACATAAGCTAATAATAGGATTAAGACTAAT